GCTGCTATTGGCCTAGAGGAAGTTGTAGCTACAAATTCCCCAGCTAATGACAAGTTTTATTGGGTTAGCGATTCATTAAATGGTGCATCTTTAACTTATACAAATACTGCTAAAGATTTGTTTACTTGCCAATCTAACGAAGTAAATGCTACTAATGCTGCTGCTTACTCTATTCTATTGCCTAGTGATTGGATGGCTACCAAAGCATTTGAAACTGGCACTACAGTAGCTCCTGAGTGGGCTACATGGAGAGCGCAGATTCGTTCCCAGGCTGCTACTCAAATTTCAGCTATTGAGGCTTGCACAACAATCGAACAACTGGCTACATTGCCTAATGTAGATTGGGCTAAAGATCCTAATGCTCCTGTAGATCCAGCATAATACTTTAAGAGGGTGTTATGAGCGATTTGCGACTAGGTAGGATTGAAGAAAAACTTGATAAACTTGCCGATGCAGTCGTAAGCCTTGCTCGGATGGAAGAACGGATGCTCACTCTGTTTAAGCGGATTGAGCAATACGAAACTCGTCAAGATAAGATAGAAGTTAGAGTAACTGATCTAGAGTTAGAAGATGCTGGTAAAAACTCTGTTATTCGAATTATAGAAAAAGCAACATGGCTCGTACTCGGAATCGTATTGGCTTTCTTCACAGATATTTTAAAAAGGTAGCCCTATACCCTAATTGGAAACAGATCATCCGTAAGGCATGGTCTATCCGATTTATGACTATGGCTGCTGTTTTATCTGCTTGTGAAGTAGTGCTGCCTTTGTATGAAGATACAGTACCTAAAAACCTTTTTGCTTCGCTATCTTTCTTTTTTGTTACTGCTGCTTTTATTGCTAGGATTGTGGCTCAACGAGATGTTTAAAAGAAATGATATAGCTGCAATTAGCCTATCTGCAACTGCTTTAGTCGCAATTGCTCTACATGAAGGATACAGAGAAAATGCTTATGTACCCCTGGATGGTGATGTGCCTACAATTGGTTTTGGAACTACATCTGGAGTTAAGTTGGGAGATCGCACTTCTCCAGAAAAAGCTCTCCAGGATGCTTTAAAGAATATTAACAACTTTGAGGGCGCACTAAAACAATGTGTAAAAGTGCCACTCACACAAGGAGAATATGATGCTTACATTAGCCTTTCTTATAATATTGGTTCTGGTAATTTCTGCCGTAGCACTTTGGTTAAAAAGCTCAACGGACAAGACTATGAAGGAGCGTGTAAAGAAATCCTTAGATGGGATCAATTCAAAGGCAAAAGACTTCCTGGACTAACCAAGCGTAGACAGGAAGAATACATAAAATGCTCGACATCCTAATCTCCCCATTTGCTAGAATCATTGGTGTAATCGTGCTTGTAGGCGCTTTGTTTGGCGCTGGCTACTACAAGGGCTACTCAGGCGAAAAAGAACGCTTTGATGCCTTTAAAGCCGATTTAGAGGCACAAGTAAAGGCACAAGAGGCAGTCAATGAGTCTATTAAAAAGCAGCAAGATATTATCGGTAAATCTATAAGGTCTGATTATGAAAATAAGCTCAATTCTCTTAAGTCTTATTATGGTGGGATGCGCCAGCAGTCCAGTACCACAGGCTTGTCCACCTTACCCAGTACCACCATCGGTTTTGATGGAAAAGCCCCCAACCTTGAACTTACTTGCGCCTATACAACGCAACAATTAATATCTCTACAAGATTGGATCGTAGAGGTATCTAAAACTGGTCGGTAAGATCTACAAACTTAAAATGCTCCTTTGGAACATCGTAAAACATCTCCCCTTGAGGAACTTCAAAGTTTTTCACTTCAATTAGAGGACAGGCAACAGCCTTCTCAGCCCGACACCAATAAGCATGAGTTAAGTCCTGAGTTAGTGCAAAAAATAGCACAGGCAGATCTTGCCGAAATAATTTCTCTTTGCGCTGCGCTAAATGAATGGTGCTATAGTGGCAAAAGCCCCAGTTCCGTACTTCAACTTCAATATACCCAGCTCGTTTGCCTTCTCGCAATACGATTAGATCTACTGCAAACTCATTAGGATTAGGAATACAATCCAATCCCCACTTCATCTTTACCCATTTTGTAACAGCCTCTCTAGCTGGCGGATCATATTTATCGTGTAGTTCTTTGTTAAATTTTTTTGTGATTGACATTGTAAGTGCAGCCTGATCGAAAGGGGGCTGCGCTCCTTCGTGAGTAGCTCGATCTGCTATCGGGTTAAAAGCAATTAACTACATTGCCACATACTGTGCAAGTGGTTATTTTTCCATTTACGATAATTGTTTGAGTCTGGCAAGCATATGCTGCGCCAATTCCTATTAACAAATTTGTTAATGTTACTAATAGTAGCTTTTTCATAATTGTTTCCTTTATTGTTTAAAATGGTACATCGTCTAAACCAGATGCTTTAGGCATCTCGTCATTCCCTCTCGGAGTAAAGTTATCCTTTGCTCTTGGTTCAGCCAGGCTCAACCATCCATCAAAACTAACAGGCAGAGATTCTAGCTTTACAGCTAATCCACCTTGCTTAGTATCCATGCATACTCCTACCTTCATCCACTTGGTTTTTTCTGTACCAGTTTTATCGGTGTAAGAGCCATTTTTGCAAATCACATCGTATTTAATTCCCATGCTGTTTTTCCTTTAATTGTTTATACATTGTTTCAACTTCCTCTAGAAACTTTGTTACTTCTTCTTCCATTGCCTTGATGTATTCATCATCCCTCTCAAGGCGCACTACAAACAACTGCAAATCTTCTGGCAATCTAGGGTCGTATGATACGAAATCGCACCATTTTCTTCCTGTAACTGCCATCTGGCATTGCATTTGTGGGACATACTTTGTTGGCGGTTTCCCATCCAATAAATACTCTATATGAGTTGTAGAGTTTGGACATTTGATCTCTATTAGCCCATTTGTAGAAATCATCCCATCTGGGCTACAGCCGAAATTAGATATGGTCAAATGATTTACAAAAGGCACTTGCATTACGCAATAGCTTGTAGCAGCCTCATATGCAGCTCTAGCAAATGGTTCGTTATCCACACCATGCAACATTGCTGAGTTTGTAAAAGACTCTCCAGGCTCTCCTGTAAGCCTCTGAACTACTAGCTCAGTTCTATAGTTCTTCCGACTAGCAGATTCCCCATTCTTCCCTTTAGACATCACATCAGAAATTCGACTCGCAGTTACTTTACCTAGTCTTAATTGTTTCCATTCTGTTGTGCCTTGAATTATTAGTTCTGCTGATACTCGATCTTCTGTTGTGAATGTAGTCATTTGTTTTTAATCTCCAAAAATTCTTTAGCTTGTTTGATCATTTGTTCTGCACCATCTAAACATCTTGCTGCTTGCTGCCAATCTTCTAAAAGGCAAAACTTGTAAAAGTTATTTACTGCTAATTTAATATCTAAGTAGTGTTCTGAGTAATCGTTTGTTTTCATTTTTTCGTACTGTTAGTTGATTTTTTCTTTGCTTCTGCACTATTGCATCTGCCCTCTTTTAACATCTTTTCCATATACCAAGATTCGCAGTCATCACATACTGTTGCTACTTCTTGAGCTGCATTTCTTTGGTATATCCATGAGCTATATACTTTATACGATTGGAAGCATAGTGGATACCATTCATTCTCTTTCGTCATCTGGCAAAGGCTCTTGGTCATTCATTCTAATCAATTGATTTTCTGTACCATCTTCTAGCCATTGTTTTTGGTATTGTTCTGCTAGAGCATCTATAGCTGCGTTCCATCCAAGCATAAAATATTCTTGAGGATGATACACAGGCTTATCTAGCTTATTAAAAGCCTCTAAACAATGCTTATTGATCATTTTTGCTTAAACCTTAAATTAACGACTTCTTTAGAATATTCTGGCTGAACATCATCTAATGTTTTGGCACAAAGTTTACGAAAATCTGCCCACTTCTTAATGTATTGCGCTTGCTCACTAGCTGGAATGTAATTGTAGAGCTTTTTCCAACGGATTGTAATATCTGTACCAGCCTTGCTGTAGATATAGTCTTTTTTCATTTCTTTCTTCATTTTGTTTTCCCTTTGTATTGTTGATTGGACTGCCTTTTTAAACATACTGCACACTTCCATCTGCTTGTCTTGTTTACCTTTACCAGCTTAAAACCTTCCGCATCCCTGGTAGTTTGACAACTAACGCACCACTTCTTCTCCATCCCATCCTTCCTTTAAATATCCATATTCCGAAACATCGGCTACTGGTCTTAAGTGCCAGCACACATCGCATTGGTCTATCCATATTCTATGGTTCTCGCTATTTTTAAGTTTGTGCATACCCCATTTATCTCCACAGGATATGCACACATTGTCTGGCTGCTCATCAGCTAGTCGCATTGAGCTTTGCTTTCATATCTTCATAAGCCTTCATAATTGGCTCTAAGAGCTTCTTATTTGTCTTATATTTGTTGTAAGATGTAGCAAAGGCAACCTTGAGTTCGGCAGGGGTAAGACTTGCCCTGATTTTCTCTACATCAGCCATAATCGTTTCTTCTGCATCTACATCATCCCAAAGATCTTCACCAACATACAGGCTTAATCCAAGACCATGTAAAGCAATTGCTTTGGCTAGACAGCGTTGCATGGCGGTATTAACTGCAAATGCATCTGGATTAGAAATAGCCTTATTGCGGTAGTCCATTACTGGCAACTGAGCAGTCATAGACTTTCCAAATGCTGTAACAGTACAAAAGACCATCATTGTTTCTCCAAACATTACAGGCTGCCCATATGTCCATGTGGCGCTAGGGTCATGTATCAACAATGTATCTACAGCCCATGCCCAGGACAAGTAGCTAAGATTGTTTTTCTTTTCTATCTTGTCCGATACATCTATTTTGCGTAGTTCTAAATATTTAGTCATTTTCCCATTCTCACTCTAAATGATGTTGTGCTGCTGATTCCCAGTATTCAAACGAAACTGTATAAAGTTTTAGACCAAGTTTTGCCCAATCTTTAGCCTCTACACAATCTCGAATGAATTGCTGAAGTTCTACATTATTACAATCTTGTCCGATTGCCTCTCCAAGATGAGAGAGGTCTGTAGGATCATAGTCTGGATCGTTCTTAACCATCCAATATGCTTCCTCTGCGATGCGCTCTGCATCTTCTTGATCATCATATGGTGCTTCGTAGTATGCGTTGTTGTTGTACATATTAAGCTCCATACGCAAACATTGCGCCAAAGATAATGCCCATTACGATTACTGCTGACCACTCGATAATTTGTTGTTTCATAATTGTTTCCTTTTGTGTTGTTAAAAATTACTGCATATGTAGAACTATACAGAAAATGTAGAGATTGTGTAAATTATTTTCTAGGGACTTTCCCTAAGTAGGAATATCTACATTCTGGTGTAGAATAATAGGTCGTTATAAGGAGATAGTATGAATGATGTTGTAGAAACCCAACAAAGCGCTTTTGATCGTTTAATTGAGGTATTTGGCTCAATAAAAGGTATTTGCAACGCTATAGGGGTTAAGTATGTAACTGCTTATGCCTGGAAGATGCGTAACGGAATCCCCAAGAAATGGCATAAAGCGATTATAGAGGCTTCAAACGGAAAACTGACAGAGAACGATCTTGGCTAGTCAAAATGTCCGTACAATCGCTCTATACGAATCTAAGGGCTATAAATGCGATGTAGTCGAAAGCTACAATGCCTTTACAAAGCGAAAAAAAGATTTGTTTGGCATTTTCGACATAGTGGCTATTGGAAACGGAGAAACCATAGGTATACAACTTACATCCAAAAGCAATATGTCCAGCCGAATCAAGAAAATTGCAGACTCGGACTTCTTTACCGAACTCGTAAGATCTGGCTGGCGAATCATCGTAATTGGATGGTTTAAGAAACCTAATGGTAGATACGATTACAAAGAGTTTGAGTTTTAGGTTATAGTATTAGTTCGTAAGTTGGAGGCTCTAACGACATACCAGCGACTTACGATTACAGCGTTACTGGGGGTAGTTGATGAAACAGCGCAAAATAGGTGGCGAAGCCAGAGCCTATTCAACGAAAGTCTGGCGGGTTCTGTAACTCCGATGGAGCAGATGAAGGCGAATCTAGGTAGGCTAGGTTCGTTCACCGAAAGAGCAGAAGTAACTCTTAATACCTATAAGTATCTATTATCTATACATATTGATACCTATATGTATAAATTGTGTAATATTTTATACATTTTCTTTACAATGAATTTTGAAAACTTTACAAAAACTATAAAAAACTTTACAAAAAGTGCATGAAATTTCAAGAAAATGACAGA